GCCGCGAAAGTATTAGCCGCTAACGTTGCGGTAGTGGACGGACGGCCCACGGTAGCCATTATTGGCGGATCCGAGCTACCCGCCTACGATTTAACGGTAGAACGACAAGCGCAAACGGGGTAACTATGGCTTACGAAATTGTTTCCGCAAGGATTGGAACCCCGGGCGCCCCATACAAGGTTCGCCCCGGTATTAACGTCGAGGCGCTTTTGGCTGCCGGTTTTATTAAGGTATCCACACCCAAGCCCGCGAAAAATGCTAAAACTAAATCAGAAACGAACGAAAAGGAATAGCCCATGCCCACGTCAATCGCTCTCAGCAATCCGGTCGTTACCGTGAATTCCGTGGATCTCACGGATCAGACGACCGCGGCGGTTTTTACTCAGCGTTACGACCAGTTGGAAAACACGGCGTTTGGTACCGGTTCCCGTTCCTATACGTCGGGCCTCGGCAACCACGAGCTTACGCTTACTCTCTATATGAGCTATGCGAGCAACGAGACGTACGCCACTTTAAAGGACCTCGTTGGCACGACGACAACCGTCGTTGTTAAGCCGGCCGCCGGATCCGACAGCGCAACCAACCCGGGCTTTACTCTCACCGGAACGTTCTTGGCAGAATTGCCCGTTATCAACATGACGCTTGGCGAGCTTGCCACGTGCGACATTACGTTTGTCGGTGGCGTTTACAGCACCGACACAACCGCATAACCACGGCCAACTAATCGGCCCGACAACGAAAGGAAGCCGCAATGCTCTTAACCCTCAAAGTAGAGACAACCGACGAAACCTACGAGGTATCGACAAACCTATTTGTCGTCGTCCAATGGGAACGACGATTTAAGCGCAAGGCGTCCGATATGGCCACCGGCGTAGGCGTCGAGGACCTCGCCTATTTGGCTTGGGAAAGCGCCAAGGCGGTAAAGATTGTTGTTCCGTCGTCATTTGACGACTACCTAAAAAAGCTCGTAAATATTGAGGTTGTTTCTAAGGAACCGGAAAACCCTACCAACGCGGAACCTACCGCCGCCAACTAGCCGAAATGGTATTGGCCGTCGGTTGGGCGCCGCAATGGTATAGCGATACGTTTGACCTACGCGACCTACTCACGCTGATTAGTATTGCTGAGGACCGCAACAAACAACGTAGGTAAACCGTGGCAACGTCAGCGCTTAAATTACAAATTGACGGTATCCAAGAGGCCCTAGCCGAGCTAAACAAAATCGACCCGCGTTACCGCCGCCAAGTGACCAAGGACATTAAGGCGTCCGGATCCACGATTATTTCCGAGGCCCGCGCCATGGTTGCGTCGTTTGATAACAGCAAGGGCAACGGGGCGCCGCTGTCCGGTATGCGCCGCGGTTCGCTCGTCAAAGGGCGCGAGGTCCGTTGGGATACCAAGGCCGCACAAAACGGTTACAAAATCAAAGTGGGCGCCCGCGCCACCCGGGAACGATACGTAAATTTCACGCGCCGCGACGACCTCGGAAACCAATACACGCAACAAGTCGCGTTTGGTGCGCTGCCCTACCGCCTAATGGTCGTCCAATCGCTTGACCCCGCCGCGGTCATTTACGACCATGCCGGCCGAAATACACAAAGTACGTTTGTTTCTACCCTTACCGCGCAAGAGGGGCCACAACCCCGCGTTATCGACCCGGTAGTAGAACGAAACAAATCCGCGGTAGAAAAAGACGTTTTAAAATCCGTCGAAAAGGTTATGGATATAACCAATCGCAAATTAAAGGTTCGCTATGGCAATTAACATTCCAATTTTAACGACCTTTAATAACACGGGTTTACAGAAAGCCCAAAAGGCTTTCCAAGGTTTAACTGCGTCAACCGCTCTCGTTGGGGCCGCCGTCGGTGGCGTCGTAACAGCTGTCGGCGCAATGGCCTATAAGGCTGTCCAAGCCGCGTCGGATCTCAACGAGGCCATAAGCAAATCCAACGTGGTATTTGGCGCTATTAGCGTCGAGGTCCAAGCATTTAGCCGGACCGCCGCCCGGTCGTTTGGTATCAGCGAAACCGCCGCCCTACAAGCTGCCTCGACGTTTGCGGTATTCGGTAAAGCTGCCGGGCTAGCCGGAAAAGATTTGTCGGTATTCTCTACCGATTTTGTGGCCCTTGCCGCCGATTTGGCGAGCTTTAACAATACGACCGTGGACCAAGCTATTAACGCGCTTGGGGCCGCGCTACGAGGCGAGAGCGAACCGCTACGCCAGTACGGCGTTTTGCTTAACGACGCCACGTTAAAGGCCGCTGCCGCTGAGCTTGGCATTTACAACGGCACCGGGGCGCTAACTCAACAAGCCAAAGTGTTAGCAGCGCAAAAGGTCATTTATGAGCAAACCACCGACGCCCAAGGCGATTTTGCGCGTACCTCGGACGGCCTCGCTAACCAACAACGCATTTTGTCGGCGTCAATCGAAAACGTTAAAACCAACATTGGGCAAGCTTTACTACCGGTTGTCCAAAACATGGTTACGTGGTTTAACGACCACATAATGCCCGCCGTTAGCCGTGTCGCGGACGCTTTCGGTGTATCGCTAACCAAGGGTTTACAGCAAGCCGTAGCCGAAATGGGGCCGGCCGGCGAAGCCATGATTAACCTTGCCGAAAGCGTGACCGTGGCGCTAGCGCAAATGTCCAACGTCGGGCAACGCACGAAACTTATCCTTAGCGCAATTTGGCGTATTGGTGAGGACGTAGTAGCCGGTGCGTCAGATTTGGGCGACGCGCTCACAATGGATCTAGGCGTAGACATTGACGCCATTAAAAAGAAATTCGACGATTTCCGAAAAGGTGTAGGCGTTGCGTCGGCACAAATGGATTATTCGTCGTTTGCCGCTAAAAAGCTTGCCGAAACCGCGCGTAGCTTGTCCGACAGCATGGGCGACGACACGCCCAAGGGCGCCGGATCCGCCACCAAAAAACTTACGGAAGCGCAAAAGAAACTGGAAGAACAATCCAAGAACCTACGCCGTGAGATTGCCGACAATTTTAAAATTGCGTTAGACAAAGCCACCGGGCAGCTCGACGACGCCCGCCGCGCCTACGACGATTTCCGCGACAGCATTAGCGGCAGCGTTACCGGTACCCTTTCATTTACCGACGCGCTAGAGGAAGCCACAAACGCTAAGGGAAGCTTTATTGGCGGCCTAACCGTAATGGCTAACCGGTCGAAACTGTTTGGTGAGCGTGTAGCCACGTTGCTAAAAATGGGCTTGTCTAAGGCCGGGTTGCGCCAAGTGTTGGACGCCGGCGTAGAGGCCGGAACGTTTATTGCCGACGAGCTTATTAACGGCGGATCCGCCGCTATCGAGCAAACCAACCAAATTTTGGACAGCCTACAAAGCGTCGCGGACGAGCTAGGCATCAACGCGGCAGACGAATTTTACGGGGCCGGCGTCAAGCAAGGCGAAGCATTGGTGGCAGGTATCCAATCCGTTATTGCCCAATACGAGGAAATCCTAAAAAACCCCAATTTGTCGTTGGACCGTTTGCGCGAGATTTTGGGTATTTCGTCCGGTGCGTTTGAAGCTGTAAACGCAACCGTAGGCGGGGGCGGTAGCGGCGGCGTCGGTGGTGGCGGCGACGGCTTTAACCCAATCGACGTAGGCGGCGTCATGCTTGACCCGCGCTACCTCGATTTCTCAGGGTTGCCCGGTGGCGGCGACACGTACAACATAAACATAAGTGGCGGGTTCGCAACAGCCGCCCAAATTGGCGAAGCGTCAATTAACGGAATTAAAGCGTTTAACCGTCAAAACGGCCCCGCAAGTATCGCGGTATTTTGATATGGCAACCGCCGTAGTCCAAGCCGGTAACTATGACCTACGCATAGCAACCGGTTTCCAAGTAGACGCTTTCGAGCTTGGTAACAGCCTTAAAGGCGTGTTGGGTAATACCGAATACGTGTTGGGCGGAACAACCGAATTTGCGTCCGTGTTAGAGGATTGTACGAACGTAAATGTTCGTCGTGGGCGACGCGACCCGGGCGACCAATTCGCGGCCGGAACCATGGCGTTTACCATTTTGGACACTACGGGCATTTTTTCGCCGTTTGACCAAAACAGCCCCTATTACGACACGCCACAAGCCAAACCCGGTTTAGCACCATTACGCCAAGTAAACCTTGTCCGATACGACGCCACCAATAACGAAGAATATTTGTTTCGCGGAAAAATTGTTAATTACGAATATAACTTTTCGTTAGACGGCTTAGATACGGTGTCCGTGTATTGCGCCGACGATTTTTATTTATTGGCACAAACCGCTTTGGACGAATTAAACGTAAGCGTCGAAACGTCCGGGGAACGTATCGAAACCGTATTGGATCTACCCGAGGTCGCCTACCCGTCCGGGCCAACCGCCCGCAACATCGACCCCGGAACCGTAACCCTCGGCAGCGGCGCCGCCTACACCGTTGCGGCCGGAACCAACGTTTTAGGATATTTAAACCAAATAAACCAAACCGCAGAATTTGGCCGATTGTTTATATCGCGCGCGGGCATTTTGACGTTCCAACCGCGTGTAGGAACGACGATTAGCGGGCCGGTAGCCACGTTCTACGACGACGGAACCGGCATACCATACGACGAACTAGGCATTACGTTTGAAGCCGACAGCGTAACCAACCGCGCCTTAGTTGAGGGCTTAAACGGCACAAATGCCACCGCCGACGATTTAACAAGCCAAGCAACCTATTTTATTCAAACCGCGTCAATAACAAACAGCCTGTTACACGACGCAACCGAAATACAAGCTGCCGCCGATTACCTTTTGGACGGTGAACCCGCCCCTCGCTATAACAGCGTCGGAACCACGTTGGCGAGCTTGACCACGGCCCAACGCGACGACGTAACAATTATCGACATCGGCGACACCGTCACCATAGAAAAGAGCTTTAACAGCGGCCCCGGCGTAACCCAATTAGCCCAAGAATTATCGGTAGAAGGTATCGAACATATTATTGACGTTCGTTCGGGCCACCGGATCCGCCTCTATACGTCACCTACGCAAGTGGTGTACCTACTGATTTTGGGCGACTTGGAATATGGCATTATCGGAACAACAAACGTATTAGGATAAAACTATGGGCGTTAATGCGACTACCTCAATACCGATTTATGCGGACGGCGAAATCCTCGAGGCTTCACGCCTTAACGTCACCAACAGCGGTATACCCGTTTTTGCGACTACGACGACCCGCGACGCGGCGTTTGGTGGAACCGGGGAAAAGGTTTTGGCCGAGGGCCAGTTCGCGTACATCGAGGCCAGCAACACGACCCAGTATTACGACGGGGCCGCATGGCAGACCGTCGGTGGCGGTTTGACGCTTATTAAAAGCCAGACGATTGGTAACGCGGTTTCGAGCGTCACCGTCAGCGACGTATTTAGTAGCACCTACGATAACTATCGCGTCATAGTGTCGGGTGGTGTCGCCAGCGCCAACAACAGACTAAATCTTACATTCGGGGCGACAACAACTGGCTATTATCGTTTTCTTATTTATGGCAACTATTCATCGAACACAGTAAACGGCG